GCTGCCTTAATTGTTGTTTCTGACATTTTGTTAAGCATTTTTACATCAGGTAACGCAGTCATTGCCGGGGATCTACCGTACTGGCTAACACTATCTTTAACAAAACGCGGTATCATAAACGGAAAATCGTCAAACCCACTTTCCGAAAGAAGCGTTAAACCATCAGCAAGGTAGTACACTGAAGCAATCGGCTTATCTTTTGCAATCTTACCACCTACTTCACCGCGAGGGAAAACAGCGTGTATTATCTCATGCTCTTTGTACGGATCGTTTTTAATGTCTTTTTCTATTTTTTGCGGCAGCATCTTTTGCTCAAACTGCATACTAATAGCGCGCGCAGACAATTTAAACTTACGATAAATTGTATCTACTCTGCCGCTGGAATTTTCACTTACACATATTTCCGCAATGTGCCGGGAAGCAAAACGTAATCCATCTGGTTCAAACTCTACATATAAAGCAGCTGTACCAAATACTACTAGATCATAATACAATTCATGTATTTCTTGTTGGAAGTTTGATCTATGAAACGCTTGATACATCTGGTCTACGCACGTTTCTAGCCACTCATTTGCAACATCATTGCGCTGCAAATCTTGATCACGGTAGCGCATAGAAAACCAAGGAGTGCTTGGGGAAGTAAGCATACCATGTAAACTGCTAGACAACAGTTCAACGGCGTGTATAGCCGTGCCATCGTATATTAATTCAGTACGCTTATCACCTTGCGTTCTTTTCTTAACAATATCAGCTTTGCGCGGCAGCATATAATCCGCTAACTCTTGCCAATGCTTTTCCCAATTCGATCTTTGCGTTTGCAAAGTTCTGTAACGTCTGTCTAACTGCGCAACTAGGGGATCAACTTGTGCCATTATCTATTCCTGTAACTGTTCATTAGGCTAGGTTTTTTCATTTTCAAACCCTCAACAGAACCACCTTTTGTACGCCCAGCCATTTTCTGATTAAGCTTTTCTAACGGATCTATTGTTGCAACACCACCAATTGCAGCTGGCTGCATAGCGTCTCTACCCATAAGCCCAGCAATATTAGACGGTTGTTTTTTATTCATTAACATTTGTTATCCAGCCAACAAAGATCGTCTTTGTCTTAATCTTGGGTCTTCTTCTTCATCGTCACCTGTTAACAACCCTCTTGGGCCAGTGGCAATTGTTGCGCGTCTTCCTTTTGCGTACATCTCTACCGCTTCATCTTCTGCCGGGCCAACAGATATAGCAGCTTCTTTTTCAGCTTGCCCACCAGCAGCATCGCCAGCCATACCACCGCCAGATAAAATACTAGCTACATTTGTAAAACTTTCTGTATCTTGCGTTATATCTCCAACAGTAGAACCACCAAATGCCGCCGCAGCGCCTTGTCCTACTTCCGATAGCGCCTCTTCGGCAGCATTGGCTTCGTCAGTATCACCAAGCTCTATATTCGTTTCGTCAACAATATCTGATCCAGCAGCTTCATCAGCGCCCTCTAACCGAGTTCCATCGTCATCTTCCCCTTCTTCCCCTTCGCCCTCAAGTTCCTCTTCTTTCTCAATATAAGCCGCCCCTATTTCATCTGCTAATCTTTTTACAGTTTTAACTTCATCTGATGTTTTACCATATATAGCACTTAACTTTGTTCCATCACTTAATGTAATTGTAGAAGCCGTATCTCTTTTCTGTCCTAAAATACCACGCCCAGCCGTCGCATCCGTTTTTACATCTGCCTCAGAATAAGTAAGCTGCTCCCCAGCTTCAGCTTTTTCTAAACCTTGTTTAAATGATGCAAATTGTTTCTGAACAGTAGCAGCATTTGTACTTCTACTAGTGTCTTTTTTTGTTGAAGCTAAATACGTTCTTTTGCCACTTGCATCCGTTTTAATAATTCTTGTACCGCCAGAACCAGCAATCGCAGAATACTTTGTGCCATCAGCTGTTGTATAACTGTCTACTTCTCTATAACCTTTATTAGCATCTGCCATCTATCTCTCCTTATGCAGCCTCAAACGGATTGTAATCCATTTCAGCCATTTTTTGAGGTGCTTCCATGCGCCCATTAGTTTCCCTAAGACCCACCGCCAAATACCTAAAAGCATCTGCTGCATGACTAGAAAAATCATGTACAGGCGTTGCCCTAAAACTTCTAGTGCGTTCATTATACGCCCGGTGATATTGCCTAAGACATTCCAAGCCATGCTTGCACTTCTCTCTATCAAACCATAAACGCGGTATTAACATCTGCGCCGCGTGTATACCATCTTCTATTGGTAACTTAGGAACCACCCGGAAGTTCAACCCTAAATCCCACGCAACTTCTCTTCTGCTTTTTCCACTACCTAACTCACGTACTTCAATATCATGCGGTGCATTATGCTCACCATACAAGTAATTCTTAGAAGAAAGTACCTTACAATAATGCGGTAACCCTTCCCCACGCGCCTCATAATAATCAACTACATGAACCGCACGGCCCACATTCTGCGTAAAAAATATTGCAGTGCTATCGCCTACACCTAAATCCCACCAAGTATCTACCCGAACAGACGGATCGTAGGGTACATTCGTAATCCTACCGCCAGCTTGCGCCTCTTCTAACTCCTTGCCATATACCGCACCCGGTACATTCGCGTTCCAACTACACTCAAACTCTTGAGCATACTGGTCGCTAGACATCATAACCTTCGCCGCGTCTAATTCTTCCTGATCCAATATACCAGTTTCACTAGCCTTATATACAGCAGCTAACCAATCATCATTCGCTACAGCTTCCTCGTACTTCTCATAAAAAGCATTATGCCCCTTCGGGGTGCCAAGAAAAATACAAAACCCTTTCCGATCAGATAAAGCCGGACGCAACACCTCTGGAAACACATTCTCCGGCATATCCGCAACCTCGTCCATCACGCAGCCATCTAAATATATCCCACGTAAACTATCCGGGTTCTCCGCACCCAACAAAGAAATCCTAGCACCAGTAGGTAAATCACACCGCAATTCCGTCTCATGGAAACGTACACCCGGTATCCTACCAGCATACTCCTTTATATAATCCCAAGCCACATTCTTAGCTTGCCTATACGTAGGGGCCATATACGCCAGCCTAGGGTTGTTCTTCTCACACATTAACGCAGCACGTAGTATATGATTAATAGCCCAAACAGTCTTCCCAAACCTACGGTGACAAACAACAACGCCCCACCGCTTCGCAGACATCTCACCATGCAACTTACGCTGCAACTCCCTAGGCTCATAAGGTATCTCAATGTGCATTAGTGCCTAGTCTCGTCCTTGTCAAAATCCATCATTCCAATATTCTGCAACATTCTTTCATATATATCAATCAACAATACCGCACTCTCATACTGCACAGTCGCTGTAGAGGCCTCCACAGTTAGCCTACGCAATTCGTTGATGTGACCTAGTAGAGCTACGTTTTCTTGCTTCATGGGCTTTCTAAGGCTGTGTGAGGGGCAGATACTATAGGTTGGGTATATTATGTAGTTAGCAGGTGCGCGGCAGTTTTTGGGGGGTAGGGTCGGGCATATTCCCCAAAATGACCCTCTAATTCGCATAACATATATTATGTTAACACTTTGTAACGTTTTGTACTGCGCAAGTTCTGCTTTGTTCTGGTTTTGCAATGTCGAGCTAAGATGTTCTGCCTGTGTTCTGCAATCTGGCTGCCTCGCGCACGTAGCTGGGTCAGGCTGGATGTATTGTCATACTAACATACACACCTATCAATGCGTAACAACGATCTCCTCTTCCTCTGGTTCATTGGCGTTCACTGCCACATCACCTCCGGCCCAACTGATCGTAATAGCTGAGTTGCTTGGTTGATCTTCCTTCTTATCTCTAATGCCAAACGGCTGGTTGCGCGCAGCTGTCCATTTAAGCGTGTCGATCTCTAACCTACGCCGTTGCACTTCTGCGTTAATCATACGTGGGTCTGTTACTTCTGGCAGTTCTTCCATAGCTAACCTGTTGATATGATCGCTGTACCATTCGCTTTGAAGTATTCTTGCTTTGCGGTACATTTCCCAAATTTCCTCGTCTGCTTGTACAGAGCGTGTAACGCTGCGATAGCTGGGCATATCACTTCCCTTAGTTATATCTACCAAGGTTTCACCTTCTGCAAGTCTATCGCATATCTTCTGCATAACTTTAATTGTAATAGCTTTACTTGGCATTATAGCTTCCTAAAAAAACCCGAGCCGAAGCCCGGGCAAGTATGTAACCACAAATAACAGGCATTGTTCTCGTGTTGTGATATGAGGTCGAACACAACATCTTGCGATTATACCATATCCATAGACTATTTCAGTACATTAAGCAATAAATATATTTTTTTTCTGTATACCCCTTGACAGTATCTGTCACATACATTATATGTAGGTTGTGGTTGAGCTTGCTCCCACAGTTTTCCAATCAACAACGGAGGTAATGACAGTATGGAATTTGCACTTCCCAAAGATGCTTTTAGAGGCGGTCACTGCGGCGTTCAAGCAGTGGCTGTTGTTGCTGGCATCAGCTTAAACGATGCGTTTGTTCAGTTCAAAAAGCATTGCAAGTTTATTGCTAAGAGAAAGCGATGGTCTGGTGGTACTCACTACGAGGACCGATTAGTTGTTTTAGACAAGCTTAACGTCAAGTACGACAAGTTAATTCAAAAAGACAAATTAGGTATGTTATACAGTACTTGCGATGGTATGACTTTGCAGCGATTTATCAAAGACGTTGCCAATCCTAACCACGTTTACATGGTTACTACTACCGGGCACGTTCAATTAGTTTACGGCAACAACGTGTTAGACCAACGCGGCGTTGTTGACATCAACGACTATTGGGGCAAGCGAAAAAAGATTAGCCACACTGTTTTAGTGTTCAAACAGATAGACGCTGCAAAAGCGTTTGACATAGCCGAGGCTCAGACTTTCGGCTTACCATTGTTCGATATGCAAGGAGGTAAATAATATGGCATATTTTAACCAAGAAATGAAAAAAGAATTAGCACCGGGCATCAAGGCAGTGCTTGCAAAGTACAACTGTAAAGGTTCTATCAGCGTTAAGAACCACAGCACTTTAAAAGTTACTGTCAAAAGTGGACCGATAGATTTTATTGGTCATGCTAACAACAAAAGACGAGACGCACAGTTAGCAGCTGGTCGAGAGTTTTACCCGGTAGAAACTTACTATCAGGAAAACCCATACAGAGAATACGTTTCTCACGATCCAGATAAACCGCTTCATATTTCAGAACAGTTTGTTAATGAAATGCAAGCTGCCATGAAAGGTACTTTGTACTACAACAACAGCGATATAATGACTGACTACTTTGACTACGCTTACTTTATGTCAATCGACATTGGCGCGTGGGATAAGCCATATCAATTAGTAGCTTGACACATACTGTCAAACCTGTTAAGGAGTAACTATGCAATACATTGTTAAAAAGATCGCCATGTACAGCAACAGCATTGTCGGCAAGTACGACAACCATCAGGCAGCGCTTGACGCTGCCGAACAACTCAAGGCTAGCAGCGTTGACGAGTTCTTTATAGAAATCGTACCTGTTAGCAAAGATCACAGCATTGTAGGATTAGGAGGCTAACAATGAACAGTATTCAAGTAATGGACCAAATTGTTAAAAATCATCAAGCAGAAAAGATTGATGGTGTGCTTGTAGATATGTTTACTGCTTCTGCGGTAATGCAAGTTTACGATGCGGTAAACGATAACAACAAAGCAAAGATGAACGGCATGGGTCCAGTTCAGTTAGCAAACATAGCATACAAAATAATGGAGAAATAAAATGAAATGGCTTGACCTTATCGGTGACATCATTGGAGCAGTAGCAGTGTTTGCTGCTCCGTGTATGATATTTTTTATCTTGTGGGCTTTGCAATAATGATCTAACGTAGTTCTTGTGTAAAGATTGTTCTACCAAAGAGCCGTACTGTTCATTCAGTGCGGCTTTTTTATTATCCAAGTCAACCGTACCAGCGCAGCGATATAGTCACTCTTGACGCTTCTCCGTGAGCGTCCAAGCATTTTACCCAGCTTAGTCCATTGCGGTCCTCGTTCCCTTCCTACGGCGCTATGTGCAGCTGCCCAGACAATCTTCCTATCGTTCTTTTCCATGCGTAAACCCAAATCTAACGCTGCATCAAGTCGATCTACTTGCAATGCTGTAGGTTGTATCCTTACTTGCTCCACATCAGACCAGCCGTAACTAGACCAAGATTGTACATAATCAGGCCAGCTAGCTAGCTTCTGTCTGCGAAACACTCCCGGTAATGCGCGTTCCGTCTGCGCTGCTTCCATAAACAATTCATTAAAATCATCAACCGTCATCTTCTTGAACTCTAGACGCATAGTATCCCTCTACCTGTTCACAAAACTGAGCCTGTTCAATAGCAGACAATCCACCGACATGATTAGCAGCTTCAATAAAATTATCTGTACCCAAGTTCTTCCGTAAAAGTTTCATAACCTTTTTAAGCCTAAAACCTAACGGATCTTTACGAGCCTCTTTACCAGCTAACTTGTAAGCCGGGTTCATCTTTACCAAAGTTCTTTTAAGGATTTCGCTCTTATAGTTATTAACTGTATAGTTATTAATGTTATTACTAGTTACTGCTATACTGTTATTAACTTTATAGTTATTAACTATATAGTTATTATCTCGCCCTGTAGGGCTCGCGTTAGCGTACAGTGGTTTTCGCATTTGTCAACCCCATGTTTAAATCATGCTTTAATTGCTCTTCTTCCCGGCGTTGTATGTACCAGCCGCTTATCTTTTCCCAGCAATCCGGCCTATCCACCGGGTCACAAATAAGATCGTCAGTGGCTAGTATTACCCAGCCACCGCGATCAACGTCATGCTCACGACCACACGCTTTACACTTCATCTTCTACCACCACAAAACAATCTCCGTTGCACTCTTCACAAGTTACCCGGACCTCTTTTAAATAACCACCATGTACATAATCAACTACAGGTTCTTCAACTAAGTAATCGCCCTCACCATCGCAGTGAGCGCATTTCTTCATAGGTGTCTCAGCTTTACGAACACCATCAATCACAGTCACCTCTACAGCGCTGTCTCCTGTCTCAAGTATGTATGTCATTACTTTGCCACCCATTTAATACAAGACTTGCCCCACTTGGTTTTACCGCGTTCACCGCTGTCTTCAACTTTATCTTCATTCTGTAGTTCTGACAACCTTGGCTGCACCGATCCGTATGGTACGTTTAACAACCCGGCAATGTCTTCAGTAGATAACGCCTGAGATGTTTTCTCAAGCAACTGATGCACACGGTCACGTATTGTAAGTTTACCCTCATAATTTGATCTTGCAGCTTCTTTACTTGTGTCTGTCTTTTGATAACCAATGCCTGTTTCTGTGTAACCCATTTTATTTCTCCTGTATCCAGCCAATCCATTGTAGAAAAGCTTCATAAGTTTCTAACGGTAACACCACTAATGTGCGCTCCCGGTCCTTTCTAACAAACAACATATCACTGTTGTCTTGATCGAGCGCATCATACAAATCTTGATACGCTCTAGCTCTGCGCTTGCACTCAGCGGTCAAGGCCAACTGCGGCCCTAGCTTTATGTCACTCGCATAGTTTCCCTTCATAGCACCCGATAAAGGTACGCGCTCTGCATCTACACCGCGTTCCTTGTGCCAGTTTACAATCTCGCGCTCATATGCTGCGCCTTTATCTCTACTCGCTTTACCACCCATGTCTCACCTATAAAAATCATTTGGCTGTACTGCGCCGTGTGTGCTATCCTGTATGATACGCATAAACTTAGGTGACGGTATCATTCGATCCTTGTGGTCACTTGGTAAGCACCATCGCCGGGCAACCGTAGCACCAGCTGCACCCAGCTTTCTTGCTAATACCGGGTAACTCATTTCTTGTGACTTTCGCCATTCGTCAAGCGTCATAAAAAAACTCCTTGCAATTTATTCTCCTTGATACTAGGTTAGACACAATCTGTCAATCGAAAGAGATAAAATGATTAGAAACAACTTTTCATGGGCGTACAGCAAAGGGTACTATCATCATAGCAACCCTAGCACCCCTGATTTTTATACGTTTTTTGACAAGGGAATACTGCGAACAGAAAGAAACCTTGCGCTTGACGTTGTAAAGGGAAAGACAGAAGGTGACATTTCAGAGGCTGAAGCGATACTAGCAAAGTCCGGCTACTACTTAGATTACCGCAACAAAGTACAGTTTAACGACAACATAAACATGTGCAGCGGTAGGGCTGTAGAATACTTTTGTGACCTAATGTTAATAGATGGAGCCATGCAAGGTGAAGCTTACCGGGAAGCATTAAACTTGCTTACGTCACTGCAAACAGGATTATGGATAGATCAAGACAAAGTGAAGAGACAGTTGGAAGGTAGGCAGTTACCACGATATAACTTAGAAGGTAAGACAACAAAAAAGGACGAGATTGGCACAAACGAGTTTGAGCTTGTATGTAAAAACGCTGAACTTGGGCTCAGAGAAGCAATGCATGGTGCTAATGAAATCGTAGGGCAAACAATGTTACGCGGTAAATTACCCGGTTGCGAACTAGATTATCTAGGCTTTGGTGATTATCAGGAGGGTTCTGTTGAATTAAAAACACAGTGGGATACCAATGTTGATACAGATAAACCACGCGCAAACTCTTTACCAAACAAAATAAAAGATCCGCATTTAAAACAGATTGCCGGGTATTGGCATTTAACAGGTAAGATACCGCGAATTGTTTATGCAAATAGATTAGGCTTCGTTGTGTTCCAAGCAACGATAGATCAATTAGAATATGCGTTGCAAGATATAACAGCAGCGTGTATGCGCCGGGAGAAACTAATGATGGTGACGGAAAACGTACAACAGTTGTTAAAGCTTTGTGATCCGCATTTCGGAGATAGTTTTGTATGGCGTGATATTAACCCAGAAATATTAAAACAGGCTAAAGAATTAGGAGGTGTAACAAGGTGAAAGAA